GACTCGTGAGAGAAATGTGCCACAACACCGATTGATTGCTCTCTTGTAAGATGATAGTCTTGCATAACTGCATCTATCATATAAGCAGCATTTTGATTATAATCTTTACTATTTTTACCTGGCTTAACTCTACTTGGTTCTTCTGATGTCTGCTGTTGAATTTTTCCTTGGTCAACCTGTGATGGTAAATTCTGATTTGCATTTGGGTTGTTTGATACAGATGGACCAGCACCGGTACCAAATGAACTTGGACCATTAAATTGTGTTTGACCACCTGTAGTTATACCTGTGCCTAAACCGGTATTAACACCACCTTGTGCTGCAGCACTTTGACCTTGAATTGTAGATGTAACGGTAAGCTTTTTAACATTAAATGAAAGTTGATCCGCTTTAAAGATAATATCATCAGCACTGAATCTTAAAACATCTTCGGCTTTATGTTTTTTGGCTTCTTTAATTTTTGTTGATTCATTCTTTTCAGCAACTGATGTACCACCTGCAGTTGTTGTGGGTGGTGTAGTTGATCCAGCAGTTGACATTGCCGGTGTAGTACCAGAACCTGATGGTGGTGGTGGTGGTGTTGTTGGTGCGGCAGCTGGTGTTTCTTCTTCTTTTTTATTATTTTCATAATAATGTAAAGCACCTGCACCTGCCGCCAGAGCAGCTGCAGCACCTATTTTTCCATAACCAATTTTCTTAGAAACTGCAGCAATATTTCTACCTACTGATGATCCTATATTACCGCCAATAAGATTATCTAATAGACCACCACCAGTTCCTTTTAGTAATCCACTGCTTGCTAATGCTTCGGTGACCTTGCCAAGGATAGTAGAAGTTTCTTGTTGAACAGCCACAATTTCAGTAAGGGATTCATTTGAATCCTGAAGTATGTCAATAATTTGCTCATACTTTCTTTTCTTATCTTCTTCGGCTCTTTTTAATTCAGACTTAGTCTTTTCTTTATCTTCTTTATCTTCCTTAGAAGCATTTTCCCACATTTCTTTAAGATAAAAATATTCAGGAAACATACTCTTGAGTTTATCTCTACCTAACTTTTTAACAAAATTTCCAATATCAGAACCATTATCTTTATCTTCTTTTGCTTGTGATTCAGATGCTGGTTTTGCTGCAGCTGCTGGTGCTACAGATGGTGTGGGCTGTGTTGGAGAAGGAGGTGTTGGGTTTAATCTTGGTTCTTGACCAACACCAACTGGAGATGTATCAAAAGCGGCAATAATTCTGTCACTGACAGGTCTGCCTTGCTCATCAACAATAAGACCATCTTTTGCATAGTAGTATTTCGAGTTACCGAGAATACCAGCTACTTTAAGACCTTTTGGTGGCTTTGATGGTGTTTTTGCCATTACTTACTCTATTATTTCTTTTTTTCTTCTTGATCTTTAAGATAACTAATGAGCATATCAACATAGATATCACGTTCAAAGACAACCCAATTTTCTATCTCTGCTATTGAGTATTTATGGTGCTGAGCCATAGAGAAATTTGTTTGATAATAGTTCTCTAAGGTATTGTGACTCAGCGCAACGTAAAAAAATCAGATAGAGTCTTGAGCTCAATTTGTCTATGGTTATTATTGGAATTAGTATACTCAATCTTATAATAAAGTGATGGTAGATTAAGCATAAAGTTTCTTATCTTCTCAAAGTTAGGTATATCAATATATTCTAGAAACTCAAGAAGAGCATCTTCATCAAATTCTTTACCTTCATGAACAGTATCACCATCATAAATCTGATTAATGCATCTTATAACAAGACGGTAAAATGTTTCCTCACCTTCTGACTTTAGAAATAGTTTATCTGAATAAATCTCAGCAGTTGGATATTTAAGAGTCAATCCAGACTTATCTGTAATAGCAATCTTATTATCAATACCATCTGGGAATTTTATTTCAACCTTATTAAGATCAATCTCAAAATCATAGTTTTTATTATCTTCTAGATCGCGATATGATACACTAATCTTATCACCAATAGAAAAACCACGTAATTTCACAAATACATATTCAAGTGCATATAACGGAAGTCCATTAACATCTAATGTTGTATCAATGAGACAGTTATTGACCACTTGTTTAATTGCTTGAAGCATATCAGTTTCATCATCAGAAACTTTAGCCATCAATAGAAGTTTTTCTTCCTTGACAAGCATAGGTCTGAATTGATATGTCTTATTCTCTGGTGGTATTTGAATATTGATAGTCGGATATTCAATCTTAGGAAGTGCCATAATTTACTCCATTTTATATGACATTAATTAGTTTCTACTCACTGATACATTATATTGGCCATCACCCATCACCCATTCTCTGAATGTAAGATTGACGGATACTTTGACAAGATTATTATCATCAGTCCAACTTAAAGCTACATCATTAACTGATAAAGGGTATGCTTTTAAAAGTGTAGCAACAATACTAGGATTACCTTCATTATCATATACAGTTATTGTAACTGTAGCAGAATAATTATCTTTATATTCTGCAGTATAGAAAGAACGTCCTTGACCTACTTTATATGTTCCATAGATATTAGAAAGAGTTTCCTCACCTGATACACCAAAAATATAATTGAACCAGGCATACCAGAAATTATATTGTGTTCCATAACGATCCATTAAAAATGTAAGATTGACATCTGTATAACCAGCAGAGTAAGGCATCTTTTCTACAACACCAACACCATAACGTGCAACGTCTGCTGTTCTCATAGTAAGACCTGGGATTGATGCACTAATACAACGATATGTAATATCAGCCGTACTATCTTTGGTGCTCATTGTTGTTCCATCTGAACCATTAATGTTAAGACCACCCATTCCTTGAGGATTATCAAGTGTAATTATAACATCATATTTGTTTGTCTGTAGGACACCTGTCTCAGCAACATAAGCTTTCCAGTCTGCTATATTGAAACCCATTGTTATACCTTTGATAGAGATTCTTTGTACACAGTCTTAGAACTTGCACCTTGGAAGTTTTCAGTTGGAAGCATTAATGCAAAATCCCATTCATCCGGTGACACATATATGAATGGAGAACCTACATGTGAAAAAAGATATTTCTTAATACATGGTTTAAACCATTTAAACCGACTTGCTTTATTCAATATCTCATAGGATATCTTCATAACAGTAGTATTGTCAAACTTCTGATTATTTATTGTACTATACAAAGCATCCATTAGAAGTGCTCTGGTTTTAGGTGGGAGATAATGTAGGTTAATACCTAAAAAACTATCACCATAGAATTCAATTGGAAAAATAAGAGGAAATGCATCAAAATAGGGCAAATTCTTTGTCTTAGCATCATATACAAACATATACATCTTACCGATGCTTTTTTCAGAAAGCATTTGAAAGCGCTTAAATGGCATTTTGGCATTTAGAATCTTTTGTTTATTTAAGCTTGTTAAGGATAAAGCTTGTGTTCTAAACCAATCAATGGCTTCTTTTGTTCCAACTTGAAGATCAGTTGGTGTTGCTTTGTCTAATACACTTTGAAATAAAGTTGCCATTAAAACGTAAGTCCTAATTCCCGTTCTGTTATTACCTGAAATGTCCAACCACGATCTTTACAGAACTCGATGGCTGCTTTCCACTTTGCTTCATTTACTCCCCACGTCATAACCTCATTAATGTATCTTTTTGTTTTCTTCTTACCTTCAGTAAGAACAGGAGGTTTTGTTTGAGCCAGTGGTTTAATCTCAAGAAGCTTTGTTTCTTTAATACCATTTCTATTTATCATGGTCACTATAAAGTCAGGGAAGTAGCGATGGATTCTTCCATCAATAGGCGATCTATAGGGGATAATAAGTTCTTCAGATCCCCAACTAATAACATCGGGGTGCTCGTCCAACTTACTCATAAAGAAAAGTTCCCAGCGAGACCTATAAATAATATTTGTAGGATTTCCCTTATATTTAGCGGGATTGCGTGGTTTAAAATAACCTTTATATGTGTTCATAGCATCCAATAAATAAAAGAAAGTATTTATTAAGGAATAAGATGGCAGATAATTTTCTAAATGCTCTTGCGGGAGCTGGTGGTGGGGTCGATTCAGGCGTTGTTGGACCGGCACCACAGTCATTATTACCAACAGGTGTAACACCTACGGTACCGACTACATCGTCATCATATATAGCACCTGCAGCAACTCCAGGAACATATACAGGTCAAATTGCATCATTATCAAATGGTAAATTACGTTTTCCATGGGATTTAGAAAAACAACCTTTTTGGACTTCATTTTCATTTTACCAATATAAAATGCCATCCCTAACACAGATGGATGTATATTATGCTGATAATGGAACAATAAGATTACCACTTCCTAATTCAATGGTTGATAATCTTGATGTTCAATATTCTCCTGAAAGTCTTGGTTTAGTTGCTGGTGCTGCTATTAATGCTTTACAGGGAGGTCATCAATTTGAAACGGCTGGTATACTTGCTGGAGCAGGTCTTGCTTCAAGAGCTGGTGTTGATGTTGGTGGAGCATTAAATAATAATGTTGTAGGTGCTGCAACTCAAACAATGGGTGCTGCTCTTAATCCATTCTTGACTGTGATGTTTAAACAACCGGCATTTAAGAATCATAGACTTGAGTGGAAATTAACACCATCCAATGAACAAGAATCACAACAGCTCAATCAGATCATTAATATGTTTAGAGCTAATATGCTCCCAGATAAAAATGGTGCTTTAGGTGGTGCATTATTAACATATCCTAATATAGTTCAAGTTCAAATCAGTGTGAATAATGGCACTTATTTTACATATGCTTTTAAACCTGCAGTTATAACAAGTTTTAGTGTTAATTTTACCCCATCAGGTCAACCATCATTCTTTGGATCATCTGCATCACCTGCCCCAACCGAGGCAATTCTTACATTATCTCTAACGGAAATTGAATACTGGTTATCAAGTGACTTTGGTCTTAATGGCAGTACTGTTGATTTAGGAACAATTGGATCTAAAATAGCTCAAGCACTATCAGGTGGTGGTCTATAATGGCACAAGAAACTTACTTTAAGAATTTTAATACTATACAATACGGGAATAGCACAAGTAATGTTGCTATTGTTGATATTACAGAGCGTATTGTTACTTTACAGAATACTGAAAACAATCCTTATATATTTTATCCATTGGATATAACAAATGGTGCTCGAGCAGATCAGATTGCTTATACAAACTATGAAGATGCATATGCAAGTTGGATTCTTTATCTTTCAAATGATATTGTAGATCCTTATTATGAATGGTACCTCACACAAGATCAATTTAATAATTTTATTGAAACAAAATATGGTTCAATTGCTAATGCAATGCAAAGAACTATATTCTGGAGAAACAATTGGGTAGATCAACAGTCATTAAGTCCAACCGCTTATAATTCTGAAATAGCTGATAATCCAGAAAGAATTAAGTATTGGACTCCAAATGTTGGTCCTACAGGAACTGTTATTAATTACACCAGAACACAGACAGATTGGACAGTTTCTACAAATCAGCTTGTAAGTTATACATACACAGGTAATGCTTCATTTATTGTTGATGAACTAGTTAATATTAATGGAACCGGAACTGCACAAGTAGTACAATCAAATTCTACTACACTTATAGTTCAACATACTATTAATAATATTGCTACATCAAATGGATACATATATGGTAATCAAAGTCAGTCGAATGTAACTATTACAGGATTTTCATATCTTGCAAATACATTAGGACCAAATGAAATAATTTATTGGACTCCAGTTTCTTATTATGATTATGAGAATGAAAAGAATGAAGGTAATAGAACAATTAGAGTTATGCAACCACAATATGTTCCGGCTTATATTAAAAATGTTAAGAGCTTGTTAGCATAATGGCACAGAATCCAGGTGATATATTAATTGATGATCTGACTATTTCATCGCCAAGATCAGGTAATTGGCAAGCCGCTGGTCAGTTTCTAGCGATGGATATATTTGAATCTATTTTTGCACCGGCAGTACTTGCTACCATTGAAGTACTTGATGATAAGGATTATCTAGGTAATCTTAAAATAGCAGGTGATGAATCTGTAAGTTTAACATTTAGAACTCCAAATGGTGTTTCTGTATCTTATAATTTTCATCTTAATCAAGCTCAAGATGTTGGTATTGAAGGTGCTATGAAGTCTAAAACATATAAACTTGAATGTATAACACGTGAGGCTATGACTGGCCAGGGCAATCAGGTTCAGAAAGCATATAATACAACTATTGATCAGATTGTAGCAGACTTACACAAAAACTTTCATAACAGTCAGTTACCTATCTTTACAGAACAAACAAAAGGTAATCGTAAGTTTGTAGTTCCTAATCAACCTTCGATGCATGTTATTGAGAATCTAAGAAAAGAAGCTGTATCGGCTCAGAATAAAGGTTCTAATTATATGTTTTGGCAAACTTGGAGAGGTATGTATTTTCAATCTTTAGAATATATGCTCCAACAGGGTGATGTCAAAACATTTAAACAAGATAATACGGTTGGTCATTCACTCGGTAGTGTTATTGATAATAATATCATTGCATGGCAAGTTAAACAAAATATGGATGCTATGAATCGTATTCATGCAGGTGTTATTAATCAACGTGTTACAACATATGATCCTCATACACATAAATTTGTGTCACAGGATTTTAAACCACAACTTAGCGAACTTGTTAATCTTGGCTCTGGTTTAATTACAACACTTGCTACATTTGCTGCGTTATTTCCTAATGCAAATAGAACAGTCCATAGAGTTGTGAATCCTAATCAGGCTATTAATGTTGGTAAAAGTTTTGTTCCTGCTTCAATTCCGTATAAACAGTTGAATATGGCAGCAATGCAAGAACAGCTTATGCAAATGACTATTATCGGCGATCCTAATTTAGAGCCAGGAAAAACTATTACAGCAAATGTACCAAAGATATCAGGACAAACTGGTTCAACAGAACAAGAACAACAGATGAGTGGTCGTTGGTTAATTGCAAAAACACATCATGAAGTTCGTCGCCCTGATGTAAGACCACGACATGTCACTAATCTGGAATGTATAAAAGGTGCTTATGAGGAGAGTGTATAATGTCACAGAATAGTTCACTTGGTTCACACATGGAATTTTTTACTGCTGAGGTTCGTGATATTCAAGACCCCGATGGTGGTGCTGGTAAAGTAAAATTAATGGTTCATGGTCATCACAACGTAGGTCCAACGCCGATTGATGATAAAGATTTGCCGTGGGGTCATTGTGTAATGAATAATTCTCCATCATTAAATGGTATTGGCGAGTCGGTTAATTATCACCCAGGAAGTACTGTATGTGGTTTTTGGTTAGATCCACATACAAAACAAATACCTATTATACTTGGTTCATTACACCGTTCTGCTTTACCAGAATATAATTGAGGAATAAATGGGAATAGTATACGATC